TTATGATGATAATGGTCAACCATTCGGTTATGGTTTCTTTTTAGGAGGAAACCAATTCGTTTTTTGTTCGCATTACATCAATGTCTTTAAAGCCAAAGGTTATGAAGAATATGATGTTTATCTCAAAAATGCGAAGAGAACAATTAAAATTCCAATAAAGACGCTTCTTGGCGCGAAGGATATTGGGCGTGATACTGCTATTTGTACAATTAAGAATACAGTTTTACATCCAAATATTCGCCACTTAATGGTGAGTCCTGACGTTTTGATACGCCGTGGTTTTGGAGAAGCTCTTGCTGTTAGAAAGATTGGAGAAACACACGTTCCACTTTTGGTTAAGTTTAAAGTGGCATACAATATGGAGTATTCTGATATTTCTGGGAAAGAACAAAAACAGCCAGTCGCATTGTTATATGAGGCGACGACTGCTAAAGGTCATTGTGGTTTGCCATTGTTTATAAACGATCCTACAACTAGAGCCCAGAAGTTTATAGGGTTTCATGTTGCTGGAGATGGTGTTAATGGTATGTGCAATATTTTTGATATACCTGGTGATTTTGAAGCTCAAGCTTCTTATATACCAAGTGTCATGGAAGTTGTTGGCACTGTTGCTAGAGCGCCATCCAATTCTGGTGAATCTATGATTCGCCGTAGTCCTTTGTATGGTGCCTGGTCGGTTCCGCAAAAAGCACCTGCTCATCTTAGATCCTTTGTGAATAGAGAGGGTGAGAAAGTTAGTCCTATGATCCGTGCGATTATGAGATATGACAAACCTATCCTTAAATACGATCAAGAGTTGGTTGATACATGTGTGCGGGCAGCGGTTACGGCTAATACGCAACACTTTAGAGAATTACCCAAGAAGATTTCTTTGGAAGAAGCTATTTGCGGTGTTCCTGGCATTGAATATTTGGAAGGTCTTAACAGATCAACCTCACCAGGATATCCTTGGAGTATGAATCCACGCCCTGGTTTTAAGGGCAAGGAGCGCTTTTTGGGGAAGAACGTTGATATTGATTGTAGTGGTCCAGATTATCCTCAGCTTATTGAAGAGATTGAAGTTGCTCACCAAATGCTTAAAAATGGTGAACGGCCGATGTTTTATTTCTCTGATTCGCTTAAGGATGAAACTTTGAAACTTGAGAAAGTTCAAAGAGGAGATACACGTTTGTTTTGTCCAAGTCCTATTGTTTATCAGGTCTTGAATAGAATGTATTTTGGTG